TCCGCCCTGCTGCCACTGTTTGAATACATCCTCAACTTCTTTGCTCCAGCCTCCCGTTCCGGCTTGTACCTCCCCGGTCTTTTCATCAATTTTGCTCAGTGAATCCGCTATAGTTCCATCAACCAGTCTGGTCGTGACTTCGTTAATGGCATCGTTTACCTTGTCCAGGTTATACGCTCCATTGTCCAGTCCGTTCTGCAATAGCTGGAAATACTCCTGAGCGGAATAACCGGCCTGAGCGAACTTTCCAGAATACTCTGAGAGGTTATCCCCCAGCTCGTTTGTCTTATCCAGGCCATTCTGTGTACCCTTTACGATATAGTCCATGGCCTGCTGTGCCGTGAGTCCGTACTGCTCCATGAGGCTGTTGACACCTCGGAGAGTCTCATTCATGTCAATTCCATACAGCTCATCCAGCGTGATTGCCTGCTCTGTCAGATGTGTCAGTGTAGTCTCATCCAGATCTTTCAGGTTCTTTTTGACCGTAATGACCGCATTTGATACAGAGTCCATGGAATCTCCCACGCCCTCAGCATATACGTCCTTGATGACTCCGGCTGTTTCCTCAGCCGTTTTCCCGGTTTCTCCAAAATAAGTGGACGCTTTTACTGTGGCATCTTGTGTCTCCAGAAAAGCGTCCTTTGCTTTGTCTCCTAATTCTGTTATTTTATCCCCCAGTCCAGAAAGCTGATCGGCAGCCTCCATCAATGCGCCTGCTGAGAGGGTTTTTCCCATCTCGTCCAGTTGTTCTGCTGTGTTGTCTGTCTGTGTTCCTGCTTCTTTCAAGTCCTGGATGAGGTTCTTGATTGCCTGTCCATCGTCTACCGTATCCAGAGCGTCTGTCATCTGTTTGATGTCAGCTTTTCCGTCTGTGGCTGATCTTCCGATCTTTTCAATGGCCAGTTTTAACTGATCTGATGATGCAGATCCGTTTTTGATTGCTGTTACCAACTTGCTGCCCAGGACGTCCGCATAATCATCCACGTCCGCTCCCAGAGCATCAAATAATTTGCTGAGACGTTCGGTATTTGTAGCCAGTCTGTCCTGTTCGGTGTTTAATCCGTCCAGTTCTGACTGATACCGGCTCAGTGTTGCCTTGGTTGCCTCAACTTCCCGCTGGAAAGCCATGTACTCCTCCTGACCAATCTTTCCGGCCTCCAGAGCCGCCGTCACATCTTTCTGTGCCGCCTCCAGCGTATTCAATTTGTTTGCTGTGTCTGCTATCGCATTTTTCAATAATTCCTGTTTTTGCGCTACCAGCACCGTATTTGATGGATCTAATTTCAGTAGAGTGTTCACGTCTTTCAGCTGTGCCTGGGTATTTTTCAGCTTGTCGTTTACACCGCTTAGGGCTTTCTGCAGGCCCGTGGTATCTCCGCCGATTTCAATCGTTATTCCTTTGATATTCCGGCCTGTCGCCATCCTGTTCCACCTCCTTAGAACTTGTCAAAATCCTCCTGTGTTGCCATCTTCGGATATTTGTACGAATCATTCTGTTGCTCAGTAAACATATCCATGACCATTCCGACTGTTAGCAGATCAAGATCCCGGATAGAGATTCCGACCTGACAGCATCTCAGGAGGAACAGTGGAGTATTTAACTCCCTGCTACTCGGTCTAAGTTTTTTTTTGCCCGACTTTTCGTCTCCTCATTCATATTCCAGAGTTCCAGAATGGCAGGCAGAATCTGGTAAATAGAGAATGTGTTGAACTGCTCCAGCCAGTCCATAATGTCCGGCGGCACATTCTCCGGATCCGCGTGCTGTGCCATGACATACGCGATATTTTCAAACATTTCCAGGTCCTCAATCGGAATCTCGCTTGACTCCTTATCCTCTTTTTTGCCTTTCTTTTTCACAGACTTTGCAATTTTCTGCAAATCCACGAAAAGATCTCTGCGGAATTTCATCCGGTAGATTCTCGGCACCGCTGCTGACGCCTTGAACTCCACCTCTCTGCCATCAATTTCCACCTTTTTTCTCAGCATAATCTATCCCTCCTATCTCTTTGCTTCAGCTGTCTGTGCCACCTCGCTTGTCACGGCAACCGGCTCATATACTTTGTTGTACCAACCTGTATATGTTCCATCTGCTGTGTCCGGTCCTGTCTGTACTTTTACCAGACCGTCTTTTCTCGGACTGTTTGTGATTGTCAGAGTCTCTGTTCCAGGGTCTACTGTCTCCTCTTTTGTCTCGGATGCAATAGACGGTCTTGTGCATGTGCAGTTATATAAGCATCTGCGGATTGCTTTCACATCTCCATCAAACTCAAACAGTAGAGCGAACGGATTCGTTGTTTTGTCTGCATTTTCCGCCAGAACACCATTTTTATCCTGCTCCTCATTGAGAATTTCCACGCGGAACCAGCTCGGAATGAGTGCCATTTCCAAATCTCCCTCATATCCATTGTTTGTACTTGTCACATAGTACGCAATTCCGTCCGCGTAGAACTTGGAAATCTCTCCTTGCGCGTCCAGGCTGATGCTGACCGCTCCAGGAATACTTTTCGGAGCATCATACGTGTATGTAGTAGCTCCCTCTGTGTTCTTTTCTGTCTGCTTGGCCACATGAACGTTTTTAATGTTGTACTTGACTTTGTTCTCTTCTCCAGTCATTTTCTATACCTCCATTTCATATAATGACTCCCACATTTTCTCCGACTCCAGCCATTCAGATGCCGTCTGTTCCCAGGCAATGCCATATTTGTCCAGGACTTCCTCCAGCTTTTTCTCCAGCTCCCAGTCTTTGTCATCTGTGTAGAGTTCAATATCCAGTTTCGTTATCTTTTTGTATGTCTTGCCATCTGCGAAAAAATTATCTGTTCCCGGTGTTAGCCATACAGCAATAGGGAGCGGGATGCCCTGCATCTCTTTCTGTGTGAAATGATGATATCTGAATGGGATTCCCATTTCTCCCAGCATCTGTTCAATTTGATTTTTGGTCATAATCTCATCCTCAGCTCCTTTTCCAGCTCATCTACTGCTTCCTCCTCTGCAGGTGCAATATGCACTATTGCCTTGGTTCTTCCACCGCCCCGTTTCTGGTGTCCTTTCTCCAGTAGATGTGTCAAAGCATATTCCGGTTTATCCGCGTAGACAACCATTGTATGCTTTGTCCTTTTGGTCTCTCCCGTCCCATAGGTCCATGATGCTGCATAGTCTCCTGTCAGCTTTGGAGATGTTTTATTCAGTATTTTTGCTGTATCCTCGGCAACTTCCTTGGACACTTTCTCGACTTCCAAGCCGACCGCCACGCCATAATCATCCAGCTCTTTCATGACTGCCTTGGCTAGGTCTCCGATTTTAATTGCCACCAGAATCCCTCCCATCTTTGAACGGGTGCATCAGCTTTTCCAGTGATAAATACAACGCCGGCGGTTTCGTATCATACTTCGGTTGTACCTGCTTGATCTGATAATGCCCGGCTCTGTCTTTCATCTCTGACTCATCAAATGTCATATTGCCACATAACCAGTCCGTCTCGTTTTCCAGAATAATCACATCATTGACCTCGATCTGCTCTGCATCCAGTACCTCCAGCGGAATTGCTAGAAGCTTATCCACCTGGTTTCCGGCCGTTTGCGCCTTCCAGTATCTTGTTACGCCTACCGTTCTGTTTCCAAAACGTATATGCTCCAACTTTGTTCTGGTCAGACTTCGTTCATCCGCTTCACAGATCGTCAGCAGGCCGTCTCCAAAATTTTCAAAATGCTTACTACTGATCCGCGGCATATCCGTCCACCTTTCTGTCTATCTGCAGAGAAATGATCTCATCTCTGTAATTCTGCCAGAACTGTGGTATCTCCCCCGCTCTGGCATACATGACATAATCAAAAAGGAGTGCTTTTTCCTGAGTTTCCTCATAGAAATTGCACTCCCCTATTTTCCCGCTTATGGCAGCCATTCCTCTTTTGACCATGCCCCTGATTTTCTCATCTCCCAGGGAATCATCCCAGGTTATCTCCAGATAATTTTTGATCTCGTTTAGGAGCTTGTTGTCTTTATCGTCTGCCATAATTCATTTACTCCTTTGTCACTGTTACTTTGTAGCTCTTTGTCTGTGCTCCGTCAGTCGCTTTTACAGTCACAGTATTGGAACCCTCGGACCAGTTTGCTGCTGCTCCATTTGTCACTTTCACATCTCCCACCGTGATCTCAATTTCCGCTGTGGAACTTGCCGGTACTGCTGTGATTGTGTTGGACGCATTCTGTGTGGTTGCTGTGTATTCTGTGGTTTCTGCTGTAAATGTCGGAGACAGTTTCAGTGCACCAATTTTTAAGTCGGCCAGTGTTGCATCATCTGTCTTTGTTTTTTCTGTCTCGCTTACAACCTTAAAACGTAACGGCTGGAGATCCTTGATATCCAGAACCTGGAAAGCATTGTTATCCAGTGCGAAACCATGAGCATACAGCTTGATGAGATATACCCTCTCATCTTCCAGGAATCTGTATTCGTCAGAATATTCAATTTTTCCATTTTTTGCCATTCCGACTCCCAGGAAATACTTGGTTGCCATTCCATATACTGCTTTTCCCTCCGGAACAGCTGCGCTCTGAATGATTTCAGCGTCCACCGGGAGCACAGATGCATAGATTCCATCCGGAGTCAGCATCCTTGTGGCCGGGAGCACTCTGCGGAAATAATCTACCGGATTAACCAACAAAATGAGGCTTGTGACAGTTCTTGCCTGTCCTTTGTCGTTTCTGGCCATGATTGCTGTAACATTTCCCATCTGTGTCATGTCCAGTGCAGTCATTTTGATAGCGTTTTTGTCCGGATATTTTCCGCCTGTCACTACAACGCCCTCTCCGACCTGTTTCATCATACCGATTGGCTCATCTTTTCCAGTTCCCTGTACAATACCGTGCTCCAGCCCGTTTGCCAGTGCCTCATAGAGCACCTGACGCACGTATGTATCCAACCATGTCGGTCCTAAATCCAGCATAGCCTTGGAAACCGGCAGGAATGCGCTCAGTTTTTCCTGTGTTACATCTACCTCTTTGAATCCAGAGGTCAGCTCCTCGATGATCTTGGCTGTCAGCTTGCCCCATGCTGCTTTCTGCTCGCCGTTTATATTCATCATCATTCTTGTCAGACCTGTCACTGTGGTTGCATTCAGCTTGGACAGGAGCGGGTGGTTTGTCTGGAGTTCATCAAAGACAGAATCAATGATTGTTTCCGGCATAACCACCTCAACGTCATTAAGAGCCTGTTTCGGATCTGTGGATCTCATAGCCTCAATGATTTTCTCATAATACTGTTTTTCCTTAGAGGTCAGCTGGCGCACACCTCTCTGTGCCAGGATTGTTGCATCCTGCTCAACCAGCATCTCTTTGGCCTGCTCCAGAACATTGTCCTCAATCTTCTGGCACAGCTCAGTGAACGCCTCGCTGAATGCTTTTGTATCGTCATCTTTGATGGCCTGATTCATTTTTTCAACAATCTTGGCCTTTTCCATTGCTAATACGTCTTTATTCTTCATATCAGTTCTCCTTTACATATTTTGGAATAATTTTGCTAACTGGTTTGTGAGTTTCTTTTCTTCCGGCTCTGGTTTTGGAGTCGGTACCGGAGGTTTTGGTTCTCCTCCCTGCTGCCGCATAGACTCCAACTGTTCCCGGAATGATTTCTGCTGTGCAATCACACCGGACAGCTGCTGCACGCGGCTCATCAGTCTCTGCTGTACATCCTTATCATCAGCCTGGTAGCTGTCTACCCTGTCAATGAGGCCGTATTCCAGAGCTTTCTCCGGTGTTAGGAATGTTTCTGCCTCCATCATGTCAATGAGCTGCTGTTCTTCCAGGTTTGATTTTTCCAGAAAAATCTGTCTGTTTGACTCCATGAGCGTATCCAGATCATCTGCTGCTTTTCTGAGTTCTTTGGCATTTCCATCCACGCTCATCCACATATTGTGAATCAATGCAGATGTTCCCAGTCCCATGACGCGCTCATCACACGCCTGCAGGATCAGGAACGCTACGCTGTAGGCAACTCCATCCACATATCCAACCTTTTTGCAGTTCTTCTGTTTCAGCTGGCTATAGATCGCCACGCCCTCTTTGACAGATCCTCCGTTTGAGTTGATATGCAGCTCAATGGTTGCTGTATCAGGAATTGCTGCAAGCTGCTCCTGGAAATACTTTGCAGATGTCTCCGATTCCTCATAGCTCCATGTGCTCCAGTTAAATGTGCCGTATGCTGTCACATCGTCATAGATGTATAATTTGTGAGTATCGTCCTCTGCTTTCTGAAAACATACAAATACTTTATCCTGTCTTGGCATTCTTCCCACCTCCTTTCTGCTGTTCTTCCAGGATTTCCTGGATAGTTGAGTAGTTTTTCGTGATGAAATGCTGGTCTGCCCAGTCCTCATCTATCGGAATCTCTCCCAGTGCTCTCAGAATCATATTCACTGTATAAATTCCGGAGCTGATGAGCTTGTCTGCTGATGTTGCAATGTCGAACATGTCAATATGTTTGACTCTCATGGTGTCGATCTGTAGCTTTGTTCCTTTCTGTATCCCGTTTTTTCCAATCCTCTTGCGGTTGATCTCCTGCATGAACATCTGTGCAAGCGGGTCCAGGCAAAACGTCAACATCTCGTCCACTGCTTTCTCGGTGTCCTGCACGTCTCCCTTGGCCAGTGTAGGCGGCATGGAGAATCCTCTGGCTGTAAAGTCAAAGATGTCATCATACTGACTCTTGATATCACGACTGGTTCCCTCACTGTAAGTCTTTGAGCCAATGTCTGTGTATGAATATCCCTCAAACAGTGGCAGGACAGCGTTTGGACTTTCAAAGAATGACTTAAAATACTCATTCATGAGCTTTTCCAGTTTCTTATTGAACAATTTGTCACTCTGAGCCATTGCCGAAATGTCCAGGATTCCTCTACTGCCTCTGCTTTTGAGATACGATTTTGCAGAATAATCAATCAGCTTGCTGTATGAGTCATACAGGTGCTGTATGATCCGGTTTACATTCTTGTTGTTGAGTGTCCAGTGAAGCACGTCTGAACTTCGAAATGACCGCGAAAATGTGTAATTATCCACCTGCACATTGGTATAAGTGTCTCCATACAGTGCATTTTTCGTCACAGAAAAATCATCAGCCACCAGGAGCTGTCCGTCATAGCTCTCTACAATCAAAAGCTCATTGTTTCGGAACAACTGCTCCATAGCCTTTGATAAAAATTCTGCTTTGTTCTGGTTGCGGTTCGGTTCGTAGTTCCATAGATAATATTCATCTTTGAACAATTCCTCTCCCTCGTAAAATGTGCGAAATTCACATTTTGTCAGAGCGTTGGCAATCTTCCCTACACAAGTCCAGAACGCCAGCTCTCTCAGACAAATTTCTGTTACCGCATCACGAACCTGTTGATCTGTAATCTCCACAGTTGATACCCGCTGCACATCTTCTCCCGGTTTTTCTCTTGCCTTGAACAGCTTTCTAAGACTTAATCCCATGTCAGTTTCCTCCTTTCTGCGCTAATATGTGAATACGCCCAGATCCGGCGCGCTTACGCTCTGAGCATACGGCAGGTCATCCTCTACCGTCATAGATGCAGCCAATGCCATGAAAGGGTCTGTCTTTCTTGACTTTGCCTCAATCTTTGCATATACAAAGTTTCCAATATCGGCATCATCTTCCTTTCCCAGTTTCCGGCCGTATCTGACCATCTTTGTGTTATTTGTTGCCCAGCGCAACACTGGGTTATCTCCCCATACGAAATAGTCATTTGCAAAACAGCTGTCTATAACCGGCGCAACTTTCATGATATCTGACGGTCTTACCAGTTTTAGGTTTTTGTACGCTTTTGCATCAAAACCAATGTTCTGCAGATACTTGGCCACCAGAGCATAACGGAAATCATCTATTGCCATTTTCTTGATCGAATAGTATTCCATCTGTGCTTCAATATAGTCCACAATCAGCTCTGGGTGGATTTCCACATCATCAACCAGCGTGATATGCCCCCGATCCGCCCACTCTTTCCATGGTGCCTTTATTCTTGGCAGATCTTTTGACTGCAGGCAGAGCCAGGAATGGTTTAGATCATACCTGGTATCCACGTCTCTGAAATGGAGATTAACAGAAATCATATCAGTGACTTTTGAGAAGTCGATGCCACAGGTGCACATTCTTCCCACCAGATCATCTACTGGCACAGGTCTATTAGTTGCCTTGATTCTTTCATAGGCGCACACTTTGATCTCGCTGGAGCCGTCTGGGAGGTTCATTCTCTTTGTCATGAATGCCGTAAACTTCTCAGGCCGTTTCAACCAATCTCTGTATTCTTTCCGGATTTCCTCCATGAGATCCGGCAGGTATCTCAATGATGGGTTAGCCTTTTCCCAGTTCTTCTCATCGTGTACCTCTTCCTTGCTGTCCAACCGGCAGATAAACGGTAGTAGGCCGTTGTCCGGTTCTCCTCCGAACAGGATTTCCTCTGTTGTCCCCAGCAGGTCATCCAACGGCCCCTCCCTGACATCTCCCTGGGTAGTGTAATAAGACCGGCGCGGGTGTTTTTTCTTACCCAAGCCGGTCGTAAATACATTGATGTTCTTATAGTCCTGATACTGATGGATCTCATTGAGCACTACCATCCCGGAACGGAGACCATCTTTTCCGCCTGGATTGTTTGTGTGCCCCTTTATGGTTGACCTTGTATCCTTACAGACTACTTCTTCCCTCGTCCATTTAAAAAATCGCTGGAGCTTTTTGAGCCACTTCGGCTGCTCAAATGCTCCAACGATATCCTTCACCGGCCGGAGAGCCTGGTCCTCATTATTCGCACAGATATCAACGTCATATTCTCTGATTCCGTTGTACTCAGATGCCAGTGCTGTTGATTCCAGCGCTATTGTTCCGTCCTTTCCTGCACCTCGTCCAATCAAGCAGAACAAATCCGGCCACCTTGGCCGTCCATTTTCCCTCCAGTACGTGCAGTCATGCAATCCAATCACGAACTGCTGCCACGGGAAAACCTCATCATACGGGAAATATCGTGCCAGTCCCAGGTAGTCCGTCAGTTGCTGCTGGTCCACATAGATGTCCTCCGTCTCAAAACACTTTCTGACATGTTTCATCAGTGCCTTGACATCTTTGGACGCCTCCACTTTTCCTGTCTCCACTGCCTCCATGTAGGCTTCTATTCGTGGATCACAGTTTGTCATCATCGTCATCCCTTATGGTTTTCTCCGTGGTTAGACCAAGCTTGTCCAATATCATAAGCATTTGCTTATTTACGGCCACCAGATCTTTGACGGATTGATTTTGTTTTATGATGGTGGCCTTGCCGGATGCAGATTGTGCCTCATAGGATACTCCTCTCTTTTTTATGTCTGTTTTTAGCTTTTTCTTGATATCGTAGAGGGCCATATAGTCATCTATGAGGTCCAAAAAGCATGAAATATCAGCCTGTTTTTTCTCAAGCTGAGAAATTAAACTTTCTAATATATCCGATTTTTTTTGCGCCATATTCCCGCCCCCTATTTTTTATTTTTTATCATGTGCGAACTTTCTCGGCGTTGTCGAGGCCTCCCACCGGTCTCCGTAGTTGAAATTAAAACGCTAATTTTTTCGACCGGGGGTATACGCTTTTTTCTGTGCTTTCTGTCCACTTTCCAGAGCAAAATCCGGATTCGTTGTGTGATCGCACAGCCCGTCTATTGCATTTATATTATGCACACAGAACTCTTTGTCACATTGCGTATTCTTTTCCGGATCACAGTTGAATACCTTTATCTTTTGTCCTCCGCATTCGATGATCTGTTCCTGCTTCATGTTGTCCCTCTTTTATTTTCCCTATCTTCTGAGCGATTTTGTCCACAGTGTCATTGACTGCTGCTACATCATCAATCAATCTGTCTAACTGGTCACGTTCCACGTCTACCTGCACCGTGATTCTGCTCGTTGGTCTCTCCTGTAGTATTGCGTATCCCACGGGCATCAATGGCCCTCCGGAACAATTCGCGCACACTTGACCGTCTTGATACTCTCTCGGTATCACATTCAGCATTCCACACGCCTGGCATTGTGTAACCATATAATCTGCTGCATCGCTTGTCCTTGCCATATCAATCCCACCTTTCCTCTGTCAGAGTTTCTTTCTTCTCTGGTTTCCTGTATCCATGCACTGCCTCATGGCAGTCGTGACACAGACTGACCAGGTTCCTTTTCCGTACACCATGCCACTCATACCATATCTCCAGTGCCATATCCGGATGTTTCCTCACGTAGTTCACGTGATGCACGGTCGTTGCCGGTGTGTATTTGTGATGTTCTCTGCATCTCTGACACTCACTGTGATCCATCTTCAATACCTGCTTCCGGATCTGTTTCCATCGTGTCCACGTGTAGAATCTATGTATGTCGTTCTCCACGCACCAGCGCGTAAATTCTTTTTCCTGTTCTGTCATTCTTCTTCAACAGCAAAGAGCACCCGGATCATTCCGAGTGCTCTTCGTTCATTTTGTCTGTAAATTCTTTCATCATTTTCATTAGTTGTCCTGCCTGGCTGACGTTTGCTTTCCTGCAGGCTTCGGCGTATTGTTCTGCTATATCCCGTTTCAGTTTATAGCTCTTTGATATCCATCCGGCTTTGTCCTGATATTTCTTTGACGCTACCGTCTGTGGCTTCGGATTACCTGTTGGCACTGTTATCCCTCCGTTTCCGGATGAGATAATACACCAATTTGGCTAAACCGATCGCTACAAAGAATATTCCCAGTTTCCACAGCATACTTTACACAGATGAGTTATTGTGTTATATTTTGTTTAAGAGAAGGGCTTTCGCCCCTCTCTGCTAATTTAATAGCTTATCGAGAATCAGTAGAATGATTCCGATGACCAAGTCCGTTATCGCTCCGAGTAGCCAGCTCTTTAAGTCGATATCGGACTTTTTCTTTTCCGGATGCTTCCGGTTCTTGTTACTCATCTGTTTCTCACCTCCTTATATTTATATTATACAATATGGTGCACCATATGTCAAGTAATATCATAAAAGCACCTAACATAATGTCAGATGCTTTACAGAGGTGTGCTATTGGCCAGATATGGGTATATCTGATCGGAATGGCAGGATTCGAACCTGCGACCTCACTTTTGTAGTGCGCTCTTCCACCTGAGCTACGTTCCGAAACCACTATCTGTGGGTTGACAGTGGAATTTGCGAAAGGAGGATTTCATTTATTTTTCCTGAAATCCATTGTAATAATAACACAGATATTGTGTGTACTTCCATGTACTCTTTTCAGATTTTAAAATTTTGTAATGCTCGACCATGAATCTTATGTATCCATTTCCAGCTATAATTCATCTTCAAGGCTACTTCCTCCCATTTCAGTCCTGTTATATATCTCAATCTCAGCACTTCCTGTTCATCCTCATTTTCCATCTGTTTGATTTGCCTTTCAATCTTCTGATAACATCTGGCTTTTTCCAGGCGTTCTACCTTCAGGAGCTCGATCTGCTCATCCAGAATAGCTATGTAGTCTGACAGATCGGACTGGTTGCTGCCTTTTGGCATCCCGTCATTGGCCACGGCAGGGAACATCTTGTCTGCCCTCAGTCTCTGGATCTCGTCAAGGATATCTTTTTCTCTCTTCACTGCTCTTCGATAGGATTTCAGATATTCTTTTTTCTCTTCGTTTTCTTTCTGGATTTCTGTTTCCACTGGTATCCTCCCCTTTCGATGCTTTTAGTCGGGAGCATACACGTTCCCGGCTTTCTCTGCATTTCTTTTATTTATCCGCGATCACGGCATCGGCTCCCTGGACTGTAACCCAGCCATTTTTGTAATGTGCTTCTGCTTCCTTCATTTTGATCAATTCATCTGTAATGGATGCACTGAGTTCTTTATTAGCCTCTGCCTGTGCTTTTGCCTTGGTTTTTGTGTTTTCTGCTTCAGCTGCTGCTTTAACCTTAGCTTTCTTTGCGTCTGCCTCTGCCTTGGTCAGTTCGATCTGAGCGTCCGCTTCTGCCTGGAGCTTCTCTGTTTCCTTCTGGACTTTTACTTTTTCCTGCTCTGCCTGCGCCTGCTGTTTTTCCTGCAGGGCAGTAACACGATTATCAATGGCCTGTTTCAGCTTTTTATCCGGATGCACGTCCACGATGGAAGCATCCAGGACTTCAATGCCGTATTTTTTATGAAAATCTTTGTTAAGATATTCCGTGATAGCGTTATTCAGCTCAGATCTGTTTCCGGAATAGATGTCCATCATTGAATAATCGGTTGTAACCTCAGAAATCTTTGACTTCAAAACAGTTTTGACACGGTTTTCGATAATATCTTCCCCGTCCATTCCCTTGAAACGTTTGTATGTATCAATCACTGTATCTGGATCGTATCGGTAACTCATCTGGAAAGATACTGTAATGCTGGCATCGTCTGATGTGGCTACTTTGAAAGAATCATCCTCTTTACTGCCATCCCTTTTGTCCTTTGTGAGAACGAGGATCTCATTGCTGGTACTGAATTCTTTTACTTTGTTCATCGGTGCGATAAAATGCATTCCCGTGGTGAGTACTGTGTCCTGTACTCCATCTTTATAGTTGTAGACGATACCAACTTTACCTGTGCCGATAAAATCCATTCTTGATACAGTGTATCCTCCGCCAAGAACTGCTACTGCTGCCACGATTCCGATAATAATCTTACTTTTCATTTTTGTTCTCCTTTTCTTTGATAGCTTCTTTTACTTTGTTATATGTTTCATCTTCAATCTCGAATTTCTTCTGCTGCCGCCTGATCGACAGGATCACTCTGCTTCCAATCCAGGCCAGCACCAGGGCTGCGATTCCGAACACCATACCGGAACCAAGAAATATTACCCACATTGTTCTCACCTCCTCTGTGGCCATTCTTTTCCCGTTTTCTTATCTCTCAGGCCCATGATTTCCAGTCCATGGAGCCCCGCCACAGCATTTAAGGCGCAGCTGACATTATAGATGTATGTCGGCATCCGGCCTGCTGCCTGGACTGCCTTACCAGCTGTCGGATCTGGATAACCTTCATTGTTCTTGTAGCTCATTTCACACCTTCTTTCATTTCCGCAAGTCTTTCTTCTGCATCCTCTCGGCTAGAAAATATGATTTGCTTGACTTTACCAGCCTTTATGTAGTGAATCGTGTTTCCTGTCAAATACGGATAGTGTATCTCCTGCCAGTCTTCTGGAGGAAGATTTGATGTACCTGGGCAGTGCTGGTACAGGATGCAGTTACTGCAGGTTCCATCTTCACTGGCCGGCTGGCTTCTACAGAACTGGATCAGTGTGTTGTATGCTGCCAGTGCCAGCTCTGGAGTAATGTCCAACTTCTTTTCATGTTTCTTCATTCTGGGTTTCTCTGCCTTCCGATACCGGTCACAGTGGTCTCCGTCTTCTACAAGGATTCCTTTACGATCACAAAGACCATCGTCGTTATCGATACAGTTTTTGCATGTCTTCATACCTTTCCTCCTTACGATATCCTGATTGCTCTGTTTACCCGGCGCTGGCCTTTTGGCCTGGGTGTGAAAATCTCTTTTTCTTTACATTCCATCGGACTGCAGCCCCTTGGGTGACCTGTGATCAAAAGATATTCGCAGAACCTGGAACCAGTCGTGTTTGTGTCTCCGCCTCTGGAAAAATACAGGCATTTCTCGCAATGTTTCTTTTTGTTATGATTAATCTCTCTTTCTGTCAGTTCTGACCATTTCTTCATCATTCTCTCCTGACGGACCTAAAAAGTTTCGTCCGAACACTTCCATAAATTTTGCGTGATCATATCTCTTTTCAAATTCTCTCTGTGCCATGCGCTGCATCTCATGCCGGATCCGGGCGTTGTTGTGTACAGCCTCCGGGCCGTAGATGTGATGATCATTGCACAGGTATACTTTCAGACCATATTCCTCGGAGTTCTTCCGGTTTGGTCCTCCGAACACATGATGCTCATCAAGGATCCTGTGTTCATTCCAGTTATCGTGAAGCGCAACACAGAGATAGCAGGTCCGGCTGCTCTTGTCATGCAGGATGCTGGCTGGATGGCGCATTCTCTTTTTCTTACTTTTTTGTTTTGGAAATAACATTTCTGCCCCTTCCCGGGGAGGTCAGGGCCTCCCCTTATGTAGTTGTGATATATTTGGATTTTCAAAAACACCCTTTACTCAATCCATGGACGTCCTTTTTTGTCCACTTTTCCACGCAGCCATTCTTCCCAGAAGCTGATCTCTCGTAACCTGGAGAATGGTATGCTTCCAAAGGTCCGCATTGCTGCTGCCACGTAATCCGCCCAGCCGTATAATGTGAGCGTTTCAAGATATTCTTTCCGGGTTATTGCTTTTTCCGGAATAGCTTCCGGAATAGTTTCATTGTTTTCCGGTACTGGGTCGGACTTCTGTTCTTCTTTATGGATCCCCGGTACAGAATCTTCTGGTTTCTTCGGGATATCTGGTTCTTGCACCGGTTCCGGCATATATTCCGGATGCTGATCGATACTGTCCTGTCCAGGAATCTGTTCTTCCTGTTGCGCCGGCGCAATCTCTGGTTTTTCCATCACCTTCTCCGCCGAAATATCCCCATGTACATTCCCGATGTTTTTACCGCTATGCTCTGGCATTTTCGGTTCCACAGGTTCTTCCTGCTTCTGGGCTGTTGTTCCCTCGTCCGGCAGTACCCCGAAGCATTTCTCCCAGGTATGGGCCCCTGCATCGTACTCATCGAACAGGCTATGCACAACATCGAGGAAATATCGATATGTGATATCCACCGGCGTCTCTCCGAACACCTTGACCATGATCCCTTTTGTTTCCTCGTAAAACATCAGATACACAGTGCCTTTCCGGTAACTCCTGCTGCCGGACGGGCTGATCATCTCTGCCAGGTCTTTTGGTTCCATAATTGAGCTGTACACTGCGTTGAGGATATCTTTATTCTCCCTGCAAAACTCCTGTATCGTTGCTTTCAGCTTTTCTTCCGGGCTTTTTGCATCCTTCCAGTCAAGCAGCCGGGCCGGATCTGCTTCATTTTCTTTTTCAAACCTCTGGAATTCTCTGATATCCTCCCTTTTCACTTCCGGCGTGAACATCTGCCGGTCTGCTTCCTGGACCTGCAGGAGTTCGGTCAGCTGCGAGAACTTAAATTCCCGGTACTGTTCTTTCAATTCCGGTGTATCCCCATCTGTAGAATATGTTTCATATACGTTCATAAAACGGCTTACACCGGTCCTGGTCATTCCATATTCTGCGGCCGCAAATTCGGCTATGCTGCTGTATCCGTCATTTTTATAAGCACCTGACCGGTCGATCCTCGTCAGCTGCCATCCGATCCGGACAAAACTCTTTACGATACCCCCAAGATTATTTTTGATGTCATTTTTACTCTGGATGTATTCATCCATGCTCAGCTGTACATATTCCATGCTTTCCTCCTTATGCGGTCACTGACTTTATCTGATCTTTTTCCTTTAATGCTTTTATGTATCTTCTCAGATGCCTTTCTATCCTGATTTCATCTGGCTTTGTATCCCGGATCCCATACCACTGTAGGATCTTTGTCCCGCAGATCTCTATTGTGATATACGGTGTTTCCGGCGCTAACTTTGAACGCAGGAAAAGGATCGTGCTCCGGCCGGTGTTATGCTTATTCAGATAGCTGTCCCCGCCGACGCAATGATGGAGGATCCTTCCTTCTGCAACGATCTCTTCTGCTGATCTTGCCGGCCGTATCAGATAATCCTCGTCTTCGTAAATATATTGATTCCTCAGACCCCTGTAGTTCTTTCGGATGTCCGGATATTTTTCGCTAACTGCCTGCTCTCTCTTGCGGATCTCTTCCGCATTTGTCTCAATGACCATCTGGTCATGGGCAAGCCTCAGGTCTCTCGGAAAAAGGAAAATCTGGTTATGCAGGTCATACCCCCTCTGTATCCGCATATGCAGATAATCCACATAAGTGCGGGTTACGCCGCTTACAGCACCTGCTGCCCTTCCACACATGGGTTCCTGCATAGTATCAGGGATCTCACACCCGGAATACTGCTCTATCCTGTGCATGAATTTTGCTACTGTGGTATATTTCAATATTTCTTTCAGATCGTTCTGCCGTACCTGGCTTTCCGCAAGGAATATGCTTTCCTGTACTGTCACGTGGAGTCCCATCCGTTTCTCCATCTGCCACACTTTCAGATAGTCAGGGTTTCCCTGCAAGGTCTTCAGGTCCCTGAGCCTTCTTTTATAGATTCCAAGAAAACATTCCGGCTTTATGGCATCCTTGTCTGCTATGATCCCGCAGTAGCCCTCTACTATGGATTCCGCTATATGATGTAATCCCATTTTCACAAACATCTCTATCTGCGGCCATTGGATATATCTTTCGAGGTATTCTTTCAAGTTGTACATGGTCTTATGTTTTCCATACATCTCTGCTGCCGAATATCTCAGGAATGTGGTCCGGAGTTCTTTGTAGCTTTCCGGATATATCTTTGCTGCTTTGATCGAAATGTTGTTCATTCCGCACAAATTGCAGTCATCCCAGAATTCTCCGGAGTAAGAACTAAATTTATGATAATCTGTCTGTGGCCTTTTTCCTTTTTCCAGGTAAGTTCTTGCGATCTCAGTTATGATCATCTTTTCGCCTGCGCCTGTCATGATCTCTTTTTCATCCAGGTAAGTATCCAGTCTGTATATCTTTTCTATCTCCACGTATCTGATCACTGCTCCATCGTCCTTATATCTCTGTGCAATAAAGCAGTTCATCCCATGCCCCCATACTCCTTTGGTCTTTCCCTGGGCTTTATATATACCTGTAGCACCACAATGAGGGCACGTTCCCACCGAATCATGTTGCGGGACCGGGATTATCTTTTCAAACTGTCCCTCGTAGGTGTCTTTGCTTCTGACCGCTGCCTCCGTCACCTGTCCGCATGCAGAGCAGGCTATATCCGCATATCTTCCATGGCGCTTGTAGTACAGGAAGCGTTCTGTTCCGATGCCTGTTTTTTTCGCCCAGTCTTCCAGCCCTTTCGGAAGCGGCGGGGTGTTCTGTTCCCGTTCTTTAAGCCTGTCCGCACGTTTGTCTTCCCTTTTCTGGACTCTTTGCGCTTTGATGTTATAGATCAGACTCTGCAGGGCACCTACCCAGGTGGTGTATTTCCGTTCCCACGTATCTCCGGCAAACTTCCACACTATATCTCCCTGAGACCTAGCCATATAACACTTGTTGTCTCTTTTTTTGCAGTTACTGCCGATCTTTTCCCTTTCTTCATCCAGCCCTGCTGCTGACCAGACACCTGCATCCGGATAATACAAGCCCCAGTCCTTCTGGGTAAACACCATCCGGATCCACGGGGTCTGCAGCTCCTGTTTTTTGTTTTCGTAAACTTCAACAAACAGATGGTTCTCTCCACGGATATCCTGCAAAAATGCAACTGCTGTGTTACGATACTGTTTGTCTGCCCTGACACCGCCCCGGAATGGGATCTTTTCTATCTCCTTTTTCTTCATTTCCTGCTACCTCCCAGATAGTAATCGCGGATCAGTTTTTTTGCAGTACCCATGTCTGGGTCTCCGAAGGTCACTTTTCCGGCGTTGACTCCTGCAGCCTTTATGATCTCCTTGTCCACAGGCACCTGGTTCTTAAAGGCATACTTCAAAATCTCTGCGATGCACTGCTTCAGGCTCTTTCCCTTCTTGCGGACCTGGTGTGCGACCATCTCATCCTCCATACAGAGCCCACGGATATACAGATCGGAAGAGCACACGTCTGAACTCCAGTCACTAGCTTATCTCATTCATCAGCCCGGCCAGTTTCAGAGAACCGCATTCCACATCCAGTTTCCCCATGGCGGCCGTCACAGCATCGCAAAGATACGGGATATCACCGGACTGATACATCTCAACATAGTCTTCCGGGATGCCATTCTCCTGCGCCATCACTTTCAGGCTCTGGATATCTCCTTCATTCAGCAGGTTCTCTGCAAGCTCGTTGATCTCCCTGCAGCTGCTCATCTCTCCAAATCTTTCGAACATTTACATCTTCTCCTTTCGTTTTTTCATAGCTTCCTGAAGCCAGTTTGAGTAACTATGCTTCCCGGCTTTTGCTGTTAATGTTAAGCGATGCTCTTCTATCAGCTCCCAGATCCTTTTCCAGAGTTCTGCGTTCCCAATCCTGGTGCCTCTGGCATCTTCCCAATTGGCTGCTGCCATTTCCGGAAGTTTCCGGATACGGGAGACCACATAAACATCTTCTGTATGGACGCAGACATTGCTTGTCTTTCTGATCCGCGATAATGCTGCCACCAGATTTTGAAGGGTTGCACTATGGTATGTTCCAGAAATACATTGGAACCCTTCTGCTGTTTTAATTGCGCCGGCGCAAATCGTTTCCAGGATATATGCACATTTTCTCTCTGTATTCTTCTGGGCCTTGCTGTCTGCCTCCAGATATATGTCTACTTTCCACATGTCAATCCCTTCTATTCCCTGTTCTGACCAGTATGTAATGCCGGTATGCGTAGCCTGTCACCTTGTTTTTCCCATGTTTTACTGAACCAGGAACAATCGCCCATCCCTTTGGTGGTTTCGGATCTCTCGGTATCCCCTGCCTGTCCACCAGGCTCCGTTTCTTTATCTCTTCTTTCTCCGGATCCTTGCGGATCAGGTTTCTGGATGGGTGGTACCGTTTCAGGTCCTCTGGCTCATGTTCTTTTAACGGCTTGGTTATGTATTCTGCCAGTTCTCCGGAATCTACGTCATATACTCTCTTCGTCTGTGCATGGCCATGGTTCCATAACATTTCCACTAGAAGCCCTGTATCTGTCTCATTGTTTGATTTCCGGTTGACCAGGATATGTACGTGGGGTCCGCCCTGCTTTCCAATCTCCAAGCGGTATATGTACTTCAACTCCCATCCATATTTTTTATACTTGTCCCGGAGCTTTCGAATGAATTTTGACATATCTTTCTGCATCTGTTTCCAGGGCGGCCGTGAGCCTTTCTTGTACGTCAGCGTGAACCAGTAATCTCCTATTCCGAAATTCCATTTAATCAGACGGCGGACATCCCGTTCCCTTTTCCATTGGTTCTGTTTAGCGATCTCTTCCGGAGTGGCTTTTCTCCTCTTCTGTCTTTTCTGTCCCCTGGCTCCATATCTGCCCGTATGCTTTTCTTCAACTTCCCTGGTGTTCCCACAGTCCCAGATCCATCTTATATATCCACACCTCATAAGCAATCCTTGTCCTATCTCTAATACGTTTAATCAAGCCTGTAAGGGGATTCATACCCCAAAAATAAATACGGGCTTTTCACCCGTGCCGCTTGACTGTTCTCCTCCCAGATGCTATGATGATGTTGAACGTTTACATCTGGGATTTTTCCCTTTGCCAGCACACTGCTATGTGCTGGCATTTTTTATCTTCGTTTCTTATACCCCGTCCCGACCACGGCCACAAACGCCACCTGCCAGAACAATCCTACCATCAGGAGCATCTCTGCCGGGCTTCTCCACTGCCAGAACGGCAGATTTGCCACCGGGAGGGCTATACACAGGGATATGATCGCATCTCGTTTCATTTCTTGCCTCTTTTCTTATGTTCTTCATCCACCAGAGGGCTGAGCTCTGCAAGTTCCTTCTCGATCTGGTTCAATTCCAGGCCGTATTCCGGTTTCCAGTCCACTCCACTGTGGTTCAGGATCTGTGTCCGTCTGTTTACCAGCTCTATGTATCTGCTTACCTGCTGTGCTGTCATGTGTTCCTCCTTTATGCTGTCTTTTCGTAGTTCATTCCTTCCAGGGCTTCTTTTACACGCCGGAGGATCAACTCCGACGCTTCTTCTTTTGTGAGCTCTCTTTTTTCTCCGTTTACCTGGATTCTTGTGATAAATTCAATATCTTTCATGTTTATCACCTCTGTTATATCTTATGAATGTATTGATTTTTGTGTTTATAAAATTTTCACTACTTTGTCGAACGCTTTTTCTTGCAGTTTCGACGGTGCGCTCCTATTCTGTATATACAGGACACTGCCATGCCTGAGTAAAATGAAAGGAGCGATTTCTATGGAAAAAATCACAACCAATGATCTTCGCGAACATCTTGACCATTATTCCGCAGAGTTTCAAAAAATGATCAATAATCCTTCTATTCCACCTGAATATCAGAGTCTTTTTGACACTCTTTCCAGGAATTGTCACTATATGTTCTCTGAAATTATTGATTATCTAAATCAGGCCGAATAGCATCTGATTCTTTTTCTGTACCGCCTACCTCAAATTCAATTTTTGTTGGCATGTGGTACAGAATCTTTCCAGCTTCATCAATCAGCTTTTTTGCTTTTTCCAGATCCTGTAGCACTTCTGTTTTTCCTCTTATATTAATCAGCATTTTCAACTCGCCTCCTTCTGATCTGACAAAAGATATTCCATGGTTACTCCTAAGTAGTCAGAAACTTTCTTGAGTTTCCCTATTCCAGGCTGATGTGTATCCCATTTATAAATAGTACTTCTCGCAAATCCTAAATCGGCTTCCAGCTTTGTTACCGAAATACCTTTTTGTTTACAGGTTTTCTTTATATTTGTATAAATTGGCATTTTGCACCTCCTTTGTTTTTTTCGCAAAATATTGCGTTTTTCATTGACAAATTGCGCAAAATATTCTATATTAAAAGCGTGACCAATATAATATAGAACGCTATTTTTTATCTTTGACTTTCGCAATATCTTGCGCAACTTGTAATTTTATTATACACAAGATATGGCGTATGTCAATAGTAAATTGCGCAAAATTTGGAGGAACTTACTATGGGACTTTACGAAAACGTAAAGGAAGCCGCCAAAGCAAAGGGATATTCTATAAACAGACTGGAAAAAGAACTTGGATTTGCAAGAAGTTATATAAGTAAATTCAAAAATATAACTCCCAGTGCTGACAAAATTCAAAAGATTGCAGACTTCCTTGACGTAACATCTGAATTTCTACTGAACGGAAAAGAAAGCAGTTCTGAATCCGTTCTTACTTCAAAAGACAACCGTGACATCGCCAAAGACCTGGACAACATCATGGAGAAACTCACTGC